GCAGATCAAGGCGTCGGCCGGCTTAAGCGCCACAACGGGCACGTTCAGCTCGACTCTGGGCGTTACTGGAGCAACGACACTGGCCGGCTTAAGCGCCACAACGGGCACGTTCAGCTCTACTCTTTCCACAAGCGCCGGCTTGAACGTAGGCTCTTCGATAACCGGCGCAAGTGGCGGCGACGTGTACTATAGTGGTGATTTGACTGCAAACAGAACTTTGGTTGTTGGTGTTAGCAGTGTTTTTATCACCGGTTATATTTACGTGCCCAATACTGCGTACACAAACCTTACAGATGGTTCTACCGGTGCAGGAACTCAGTGGGCTGGTTCTGCAACAAGAGCCGTTGGAAATTATCAGATAAATTTAAACGCCGCCGCAAACGGCTTAAACGGTTCAATAAAAGCCGTGGTTCTTGCTGTCCGCGGTTCATGGACAACAGCAAGCGCCTCTAATAGAATTAATATTAGAAATTGCGCTTCAACTTCTGATTTAACTCTTGGAACTAATCAACTTCTTGTTACGGCGCAGGCTGCCAACATCCCAATTGACAACGTTGGCGTGGTTAACGTTGGCGCAGGTAGCAGCATTGTGGTTGAAGTGGCCGGAGCGTCTGTGTCCAACGGCCTTATCCGTGTTATTGGCTATTACATCTGATCGCCTAGCGACCCGCAATCTCGAAGAACACGTGCCTGCGATCGTCGGCGTCCCGCACCTGCGCATAGCATCTCGCCTCGTCGTCGCGCGCGCAACGCGCTGCGTAGTCGGCGCACGCGCGCTCAAGGTGCAGCATGTCGGCGCGGCTGAGTCTCTGCGGCGTGCCGTCGAGCCACATCACTGCTCCGCAGACAACGGCGCACAGCCACGACCGCGCAGCAGGCGCAGGAATCATCGCCGGATACTGGACAAGGCCCACTGTAATTCTCACGCCGTCCATTGTGCCATTGCCGCACGGAAAAAAGAATCCGGCCTGCACTTCCAAAAGTTTGGCGACAAAAGAAGTGCAGGCCGGCAGTACGCAGCGTTCGCCGCTTGTGCAGCGCGATGCTGGAGCCGGATTTCAAGTCCGGCGGAGCCACGTACCCGGCCAGCACCGTTTAGTAGCACGTGGAAATCGCGCTGCAAGAAGAAGTATATACGAGAAGTTTACTGGCGGCAAGTGCGCTACTTCACCATGTCCACCCATTCTTTTGCAAGAGACGGGTGGACTTCGATTGCCGACTCTTCCGGGTTTTTATTTGTAATGAGAGCAATTACCTGATACTCGCTCAGCTTGTCCCATACTATTTTTTTGAACAACACGTCGCGCATCGTCAAAGTGATTGCAGGCATTTCTATTGTTTCGCCGTACTTGGTTGAAAACTTTCCAACGACTTGGTACTTGACGTACGCAAGCCCCGGCTTCGCAGCCCACGCAGATCTTACGATTTTGTAGAAGTCTTTGCGGACGTCGTTAACCACCAACCCGACAATCGGCTCGTCTTTCATGGCGCAGACGATTTCGGCTCCATCGCCGATTTCTGCGCTCAAAAAACGTTCTGCGCACACGCTCTGCGCAGCCATTTTTACCGCATCATCTGGAGATGGCGTCGCAGTTGGCTCAGGCGTCGCAGTTGGCTCAGGCGTCGGAATAGGAATTTCGGTAGGCTCCGGAATCAACGTCGGTTCCGGTGTTGCAGATGGCTGCGCTGGAATCGTCGGCGCAATAAACACGCTTCCGCCAGGCATCGGAGTCCGTCGAATTTGCGCCGGCCGTGCCGGCTGAAGTGCGGCAAACGCAAACGTCAGAATGCAGCATGCGGCGATGACGATGAATCCGACCAGCAGCTTGCCAAAAACATTTCGGCTCCATAGTGCACGAAGCCCTGACAATATTTTTTTTAGCGTGTTCATAGCTCAAAACTTTAGGCGGCAAAACCAAATCGCGCAAATGTGCTACTTCACGATCGGTTCAATCACCGCGCGTTCCGCAGCGTTCAGCGAAATTGAGATGTCCGACTCGGCAATCGCCGGCGCTTCAATCGTCACGTCCTGTTCGAGAACGGCGCGCCGCGCCTGCACATACAGCGCGTATTTCTCGCGGTCGATGAACGCGTAGCGCTGACTCTTCTCGTCAAGCTCGCCGTATTCCTTTGCGGCTTTTGTCGTCACCGGCTCAAGGCCGGAGTCATCCTTCGCGCGTTCAATGGCGCGCTGCATGCGGATGAGCCGCGACGCTGCGGCCACGGACTCGCGGCCGGAGTAGGGCGCAGACAGCAGCTTGTCGATAACCTGCGTCATGAGAAGCCACGATTCAAGCGGCAGGGTGGTGGTGTGTGTGGTTGTCATTTGGTTTTCTATTTCGGAACTACGACAGGCCGGAGCCTGTCGATTACCCACTGTATGGACTCGGCGGCGATGTGGTCGTCGTCTGTTACCACGCCCCGGTTTAATGGTCGTTCTTCGTGAGCCTGGTAACGCTCCCACGCATTCGACAACAGGCCGAACGCTTCGCGCGCCCACGGGCGCGGCACGAGCTCCACAACTCGGCCTTCGCGCGAAATCTGCACGCGCTCAAACAGCGCCGTCACTGCGCGCTGGCGCACAATCGGAGGCGCAGCGGCAAGCACTTCGCCGACCTGCTCGAGCGCGTCGATGGCGCGGTCTGCGCTGCTCGGCTGCCGCAGCAGCTTCTCGGCCTCCAGAATGCTCTGCGAGAAATCGCCCCGCAGTGCATTGTACGTAGCGCGGTCAATCTCCCCCAGCGTGTAGCGGCGCTCGGCTTGCGCAAGGCCGCGCGTGTATTTCTGGATTGACGTCTGAGCCTTGGTGCGATCGCGCTTGCTCGGTACCAGCTCCTCAAGCGCCGCCCGAATGCCGCTGACGACGCCGATCGGGAATCGGATTCCCGCCATGTGCCCGAGAAAATCTTTCTCGACTGTCTCGGCGTCGATGACGACTGAGCCGACGCAGCGCGTGCGATAGACGCGCTTCCCGCGCATTGTCTGCGAGCGCATGCGTTGCCCAAGGTGTTGCGCGCACCCGGAGAGCAGGGGGACTTTAGGCATGTGGCCGCTCGAGTTGCGCTGCGCCCACGCCATCCGCGTGCGCAGCACCTGCGCGCACATGTCGTCGTCGATGATGGACGTGACTGCGTCGGTCCTGGTGTATCTGTATCGGCGCGCGTGGTCGGCAAGAATTGTTTCCGGATCGCAGTCTTTGACGTCATGTTTTACCGTCGCGCCTTTTTCCGTGCTCACGTATCCGGCGTAGAGCATCACCATCTCCGGCAAAGTGGCGACGCGTGCATACGTCCACGGCTCAGGCGAGCGGTAAGAGGCGCGCCCTGTCATGCGGCTCTTGTGATAGTGGTGCCCTTCGGAATTCAGGCGCTGAACAATTGCGCGGAATGTGGCGCCAGCAACCCACTCGCGAAAAATGAATCTCACCTGTTCGGCAAACGGTGCAGGATTCAGCCGCGACTTCATGCCGCTTCCGACTCGATCGAATCCGTAAGCGGGCTGCCCCCACGGAAGCTTATGGCGTTTGAGCGTCGCGATTGTTGCCGCCATCCGCTCGCTCGCCTTGTCGCTTTCGTACTGCGCGCTGACGGACTCGGCGAGCAGGTCTCGAACTTCACGCGCGCCGTATCCATCGCGTGCGGAGTCGTAGCGGTTCATCACCATCACCATGCGGTGCCGCTCAGGCGCGACGCGGAGCCGCTCAATGAGTCCTGCCATCGCCTGCACGTTTCGGTTCGAGCGGTCGAGCTCGTAGACGACAAGCACCGAACGCGGCGACGCAAGGAAGCGCGACTTGCATGCGCGCCAGCCGGGCCGCGTGTGTTCGTACCGTCCGCTGCGGTGTCCGTCGACGTCGGAATACCACTGCGGCTCCGGAAGCCCAAGGCGCTCGCATTCGCTGGCAATCGAGTCGCGCTGCTTGACTTCGCTGATGCGATCTTCTTCTCCGAGTACGAGCGACTTGCGCACGTACGCGAATATTTCGCCGGAGCGCCAGTATTCATTCGTCTCGCTGTTCGAGGTGTTCATCTTGTTTTTTGTAGTGGAGCAAACCTTCGGCCATCGCGCGGCAGAAAGAGCGGAACCATGGGTCGTCGCCGTAGGAAGGCTTTTCGATGGCGACCACCCACGGCAACATCTCGCCGCCGTCGCACGTTTCAATCTCTGCGTCCATTATCTGTTCTCCATTGTGCTGGTGTCAATGACGACCTGTCCGCGCGCGCGTCCCCAGAGATACGCCCAGCGCAGGCGCGCCGAATTCCCAAATCCCGCATAGGACTGCGGGATGCAGATATCAAGATGCCCGCTCGCGTATTGCCGCGAGAATCGGTCTGCGCACACGCCGACGACGGGCAGGCGCATTGCGCGCGCGCGTTCGGCGATGCGGCCGATGAGCGTGACGCGCGAACCGAGCGGGATGTTGTGCGGGCAGGCGAACGCGCCGAAGAAAGGCGCGCGTCCGTCCGCCATGATGCGCCCGCTGCTGATGGCGTTAGCGGATGGGGTGTAGGCGCTGATGCTGAGCGTCAGGGTGAGCACAGCTGCGATCACCATCGCACCTGTGCCGCGGCGCGTCGTCGTTTGTACGCGCTCGCTCTTTTGCGATTGGCCTGCACGCGGCACCCGTCGCTGCACACGCGGCGCATGTTTGTGCGCTCCCACTGCCTGCCGCACACGGAGCACGGGCGCAGCGCATACAGCCGGTAAATGCGGGTGTAAAGGTTTACAGTGTGAGGCGAAAAGTGCAGCATCTCCGCCGCCGCTTTTGCGCGCCACCCGCACGCGTTGAGCGCAGAAAGAAGTTCGTCGCGGTTCATTCGCCTTCGCTTTCCTTTTCAATCCACTGCTTCCAGCCGCGCACGGCGTAAATTCTGTCCTGACTGTCGAGCACCGGGCTCCGGTCAATGTCCGGGCTGACAACGTCGATGCGCATTGCAGTGCGCGCGCTGAGCGAAGACGTGACATAGACAACGCCAGGCTGAGCGCCTGGAATTCCAACGGTTGCGCCCATGTGCATGCGCAGCGTTTGGACGCCGCCAACGCTGGTCGTCTCTGAGATTGAATCCACGCGCGCTACCAAGCCGGTATACGGGAGCATGATCCAGTTCTCCAAATTCCGGTCGGAGTATGGATCGTGGCAGTGTCCGGTATACACGCGCACGTCATGCGTCGTAAGGTTGACGTAGCGCGTTGGCATCAGTACCACCATTCCGTGCGCGTGATTCCCAAACGATGCAGGATGCCGCGCTGAAGCTGGTCGTGCGCCCGTTCAATTTCGGCGCGAACGCCCGCGTCGATCCTGTTTCCGATGCGGGCTTCGCGCTCAATTTCCAGAACGCGGCGCAATTTTTGCGCGAGCACGTCGGTGGCGTCGCCGCGAGTGTGACGACTGACGGCGCGGATTTCTTCGATGAGCAGGTTGCTGGCAATTTCTTTTTTCACAGTTGGATTCCTTCCGCGCAAAACAGCTCGCGCATGCGTACGCGCATCTGCGGCACGAGCGTGTTGTGCAAAATTCGCGCGCGCATCTCAGGGCTGCGGCCCAGCTCCTTCGCGCGTGCGAGAAGGGAATGCATGACTTCGATCCGCGCGGCGACGGACTCGATAGACTCGCTGCGAGCGGGCGCAGCCGTGCGGTTCATCTGGATAATGATTTCGTCGATGTTCATTTCAAACCGCCGTTTCCTTGACCGGGCTGATGAGATGCGTGCATTCGTTGTCGCCCGTTACAGACACGCCGCCGTATCCCGTCGGATGCGATGGAAACATACGCACGATGGCTTCTTTCCCGGAATGCCTCAGCGCGTCTATAAAAAATTTTGTCTGAAAATACAAGCGAAAGCTTTTGCCGTCGCCGAGAGCAGGGCAGGCCGCTGCGCCTGAGAGCGCGAGCACCGGGCTCCACGTGGCGTGCGATTTAAAGGAAGCTTCGGTGTTGACGGTTTTTATTTTTACGTCCATCCACGCCGCAGTTGCTTCGTCGCCGCGCTGAAAGTGAATCGCAATGGTTTTGTGATTTTTTGAAATTGAAGTCAGTGCCTTCAAAGCGTCTTTGACGTTGACGTGCGCGCTTGCCGCCGGGATCTTGTGCGCCGTTAGAGACTCGTACTTAATGCTGCTTGCAATCGACGCGCGCCGCTGCGCAAGGCCGTACGATTCCAGCACGAGCTCGTTGCCAACGCGCGACAAAAACACGTTCTGCTTTGCGGCGTCTTTTTTAAACGAAGCAACTGCCGTTTCCAGCTCCGCGTTGTTTGCGGCGATGCTCTCGCAGTCGCCGGCTTCAACCGGGTGCGTAATCCACGCGGCCGATATTCCGTCGGTGGCGAACAGGCGCAGCGCGCCGTCCTTCACGGCAAAATAAACAGAGCGGTAGCACTCGCGGTTGAGCCTGGCGAGATACGAAACGCTGTTCACCATTGCCGCCAGTTTTCCAAATGGCAGCACGCCGATTTCGAAATTTTCTTCACTCATAAAATTCCCGGTTTATTGCGCGGCGTCCGTCGCCGATTTCCACGCGGCCCACAGCGCGAGCTGCGCTTCGTGCACAAGCAACAGCCCCGCGCCTTCGTCCGTCGGCTCAGCCACAATCTGCGCGCGAAGCCGTCCGATGTCGTCGCGATGCTGCGCAATAATTTTTCTTGCGTGAGCGTGCGGGCAGGAGAGCGCCTGCAGCGACTCGGTGAGCATGCGGATTACGATGTCTTTCTGCTGCGGAGTCACGGCTTCAATCCTTTCACCGCGCCTGCGGCGTCGGTGATGGCTGTGCCCGCGTCGGCAAATACGGCGCGCATCGCAGGTGTGAGCGCGCGATACGAATCGTCGGTAAATACGTCCGTGGCGATGTTGCGCGCCGATTGCGCGTGCGCCATTTCCGTGTGCCCGAGCAGCACGCGCAGCACGAGCGTTACCGCGCGAAGCATTTCCAGCAGGAGTCTTTCATTGGTTGTCATGGTTCTCCGGCTCTCTGTAATACTTTTCAACGATTTTCAAAAACGCCAGCAACGCAGGCCCGCGAAAGTCGGACTCAATTACCGCTTTGTAAACTTCCCACGGCCAGTCTTTCAAAGGAATGCGAGATACCAGGTTGTGGCACGTTCTGCACAGCGATATGGTGCTCTTTCCGCCTGCAAGTCTTGGAACCGGATAGTGATGTTTTTCAAAATCGCAGTCAGTTGCGCCGCAAGCAATGCAAAATATTCCGAAACTCATTGCGCGATGTCCTTGTCGCCAATGGCGCGCTTCTGCAGCGCCGTCATGCGCAGGTGTGTCTGCAACGCGATGGCGTTCACGATGTCGTAAATAAGCGGATGAATAACAGCGTCTGTGTAAAAACAAAGATAAGACGCGCCCAACGCGTCATCGTCTTGGCATTTGCCGCCTATAAACCTTTGAAAGGTTTCAATCAGTCCGTGCAGGCTTACGTCTAAACTTTCAATTACGCCGTGTTGATCCCGAAAACTTTTTGCGTTGGTCCACAACTCCGATACGTCATACCAATAGATTTCCGTGCCTTCCCGCGCGCCTTCCCGCGCGCCTTCCCGCACCTCTTCCCACAAATGCATTTGCTCGTCGCTCGGTTCTCCTGAGCGGTAGATATGCATGGACCACGCGTCGGCGTCCACGACGACACGCTGAACGCCCTTGAGTGAATCCGGATTCGCCATAAAGGCGAGACTGACGGCATGCCGGCCATCTGCGAAGGCTTTATCAGCGCGTTCAGGATTCCACGTGGCCGAAACCGTGGTGACTTCGATTTGTTCTGGTGTCATGATCGCGTCCTGATGGAGATTCGCGGCTCTCCGCATTTCATGAATTCTTTGAGCCAGACAAACTCTGGATTTTTAGCCATGGCGAGCAGGCCGTCGCCGTCCCACGTCACCTGCGGCCTGGACCACACGGCCGTCATGCGCTCGCCCTTGACCGACTCGCCGATTTCCTTCACCGCGGCTTTCGCCTGCGCTTCCATCAATTCCGCAGTGGCACGCGCGGCGTCGATGCGCTCGTCGAACTCGTCGCGGATTTCTTGGATCTGCGCCTTCTGTTCGAGCGTAAGCAGGGAGTCGATGAGCATGTCGCGCTCAACGGTTGCTGCGTCGATCGCGGTGCGCGCGTTGCTCAGCTCGTCAATGATGCGTCTTGCGTCTTCGTGGTTCATGGTGAGTAATGCCGGCGACCTAAGCCTCCGAAGCGCTCTTGTTGTCGTTGCTGTCATCGTCGGCCGCGCGAAATACGGCGCGCGCCCGTTCTATGAAAATGCGATTGCGTTCGCGCTGGTGCTCTCCGAGCGCCAAAAGGGTGTCTTGCATCTTTTGAGTTTCTTCGTTTTGCGCTTTGTTTTCGGCAAACAGCTTGTTGACCGTTTTGCGCGTTTCGGGCCAGAGCGACTTCTCTTTTGCAATTTCCTCCAGGTCGGCAATCTGCGCTTCGTCGAGCAAATCGCCGCGCGAAATCGTGAGCGCGATGCCGGCCAGCACGTGCGATATGCAGCGGAACGCGCCTTCCTGTGTGTGCCACTGGCTGCCAAGGTAATTGCGGGTGAATCTTTTCGTGTCCATGATTTGATGCGCCCGGCGACCTGTGCCGCCGGGCAAATCAACTAGCGGTTGAAAAACGCCCGGTATGCCGCATTCGCGTGCTTGCATTCAAGGTCGTCCACGCACAGGTGCCTGATGCGCTCCGGCGCGCGCATAAACGCGTTGAACGACACGCGCACGGGCTCTGTGCTGCTGAGCAGCTCATCGCACGCCGCGTCGACGTCGCGCATGGTGTACAGCCAGTGCAGATCCATGTTGGTGCGCGTGAGCAGGGCGACGGCGTTACGTCGCCACACGTTGCCCCAGTCGCGGCCGGGCTCGATAAGGTCTTTGTCGTAGTCGATCATTTCCTGAATCGTTTCCTGAATCATTTTTTCTCCTGAATGCTCCGACAGCCTGCGCCGCCGAAGCCCTGGCCGATCTACGCCTGCTGCGATTTTTCCTTCTCGATCCCGATGGCGCGCTTGAGCGCCGAGATCGCGAACGCGCGATGGTCTGCGGTGCTGGACCCGTTCTGGCTCAGCACGTCGCGCGCGATCTTCATCGCGTTCACCAGTCGCTCGCGCTGCTCGTCGGGCAAGTCGGCGACTTCTTTGATAATTGATTTCGCCTTGACGCCGAGCGCGGAGATTTCCATCTTCCACATGGCGTCACCAACATTCCCGCTGTGCGGCTTTGCCGTTGCCGCCGGCGCCGTGATGGCCGGTGGCGCGTTGACGACGGGATGCGCGACCATCGCAGGAGGCGCGTCGTTTTGCGCCTGCGCCATCTCATCCTCGGTGTAGACGCCCGAGAGTTCAGCCGGGAAGGCCCGGCGCAGCGCAAGCGCTTCGGCGCACTTGCCCAGCATGAGCCGCGGCATCTTGACCCACATTGCTGTCGGCGCGCCTTCTTTGTTTGTCTGCGCGTACTCGTCCCAGAATGCGACGGCCGACACTTCGTGCCACGCGCCACCGGCGAGCTTGAGCACGTACGCCGTGGCCGACGTCACGCGCCCGTCGTCGTCGTATTCGTAGGTCGGCGCACGGCCGGGGCAGTAGCGCCCGGTGCGGTCCGCCGCCAGCCGGTAGCCGTCGATGCCGACGACAATCGTTATTGCGTCGACCCACTGGCCGTTGGCCTGCTTCACGTGGCGCTTGACGCAGTAGATCTGTTTGCTCAGCGGGTCGAGGCCAAGCTTGGTGGCCATTGCCACGAACATCTTGAGTTCAACGTCGGACGCGCCGCGCGCGATGACGGTTTTGATGACGTCCATCTCTGCCGCCGAGAAGTCGCGCACCGGCGCAAGAGCCTGCGAGCTGCCTGTGATTTCCATCTGTCCCATTTTTTATCCTTCTTGGGCCGGCTTACGCCAGGTCCTGTTCCATGTCCGCCCGGTGCGCCATGCTGTAGCGCGTGAGCGTCCGCACGGTGTCCCATAGCGAATCAATCGCTGCTGTGCGCGCTTGCCACGCGCACTCATCGATGACGTAATCGTTGTAGGCCCGCCACGCCGCGGCCTCCTCGGCGTCGGCTGCGGTGCAGGCCTGCGCGTGCAGCGCGTCGAAATAGCTTGAACTAAACATCGGCTCATCCGTATCGGCAGATTCACGCAGCGCGCGCATTTCCGCGACGATGTCCGACAGCGCACGCGCGCTCATCGCGCCACCCCGGCAAGCCCCGACGCCGCAGCGACGGTGAAGCCAACGCACAACACGACGCTCAACGCAATTGCGATCACATAGCCGATGCCGATTTTCATTTCGACGCCTCCGCGCAGGTTGCGACCTGCGCAACGCGGCAGTTCTGGTGCCGCGCATACGCGGCGTTGTTTTCGGCGTCCCACGATCCGATCAGGATCATGACGCCCCAGATTGCGCAGAGCACGAGCGCGCTGATGGCCCATCCCTTTGGTGTGCTCGGCATCACGCTCGCCCCCACGGCATCGCAGCCACCACGGCTGCGCGCTCGCTCATGAGCTGCGCGCGGTCTTCCGCCGTCAGTGCCGGGCTCTGCGTGGCGCGCTCTGCGGCTGCCAGGCAAATACGCGCCTCGTGGCTCATCAGGACCTGCGCGCGGTCTGCCGCGTGCCGGAGCCACGCGCGCGCTACCCCGACGGCCATCGCGCGGCCAGTGATGCCGGTAGAGCGGCTCATGCTGCCACCCCCGTCATGAGCATCAGACGCGCCATGCGCGATGCTGTCGCATAGTTGGCGCGCTCGGCGTCGGCCGCGCCGGCCACCGGCTCTACTTGTGCCCACGTCTTGCCCGCGCCGCGCCAGCCGTTGCGCGCTTCGTCGGATGCGAGCTCGGCCTGCACGGCGCGGGCAATCCACTCGTTCATGAGCGCAGCGAGCGCAGCCGCGTCGCCGTTCGCGCGCGCAACTTCGCGCAGGATCGTTGTGGCGCTGCGCTGGTCGCCTTCGCAGCGGCCCGGGATGGCCTGCGCCAGCGCGTCGAACTCGCCGGCCGCAGCGGCCCGGAACCGCTTCAGCGCGGTCTTGATCTCGCGCGCCATGGTGACACGCGCCTCGTCGGTGACGTCTCCATCGAATGCGCGGGCAAGCACTGCACCGTCATGCATCCGTCCGAGGCGCGCCGTCGTTCGCCCGCCCTTGCTGCGCTGGGTGTAGGTTTTGGTGTTCATCTGTGTGTCTCCTTCACGTCGCCGGGCTGGTTAGTTGGTCGTTCGCCCGTCGATGGCTGTGATTTTATATCACCGTAGTGATACTGTCAATAGCCAATTAGACACTTACTGCAGTTGTTTTTCTGCTACCATATCTGTATGTCGGACATCACATTCGAAACGCCGTTCAGCGCGTGGCTGATGCGCATCATCCGCACGCGCGTTAATTCGGCCACGAAACGCTTCTACACACAGCAGGACCTCGCCACCGCTGCGGGCATCGCCCAGGCACAGGTGCATAACCTGGTAACGGGCAAACGACGCCCATCCGCAGAAGTGGTAATTGGCATTGCGAACTTCCTCGAGGAGGACGTAAACACCTTGTTGCAACTTGCGGGCTATGCGCCTATAACTGATGCAATTGTCGTGAACGGGAGCAGCGATCCCGTTGCCATCCGGCTCGTAAGAGCCGTGCGGCTCATGATGCACGACAAGCAACGCATGGCGGTCGCAGTTGCAATGCTCGAAGCCATGCTGAACAATGGGGGCGCAGATGCTGATTCGACTGGTGGCAGCAATTCTCAAACTGGCAAGGCACGGTAAAGCTGCTAAAGCGGCAAAGTTGCTTGAACAAATCAACGCGGTGGCCAGCGCACGCGTCAACCATAAAATAGTTATGTCGGGGGGGGGGTAATTAAGTTTGCAGCTTAATTACTTGAGATATAAAGCTGCCTTGGCGGCAGTGACACTCCAAGTCACGTCAAGCCGCTGCTGAAATTCCAGCAGCGGCTTTTCTTTGACTTGTGTTTATTACCGTAGTGTTATATCATCACAGACCAATGACCGGCTACTCACAACGAATCCGAGAACTGCGCAAAGCGCGGCGCATGACACAGGCCGATCTGGCGCGGGCGACCGGGGTGACTCAGCAGCAGATATGCAACGTCGAGCGCAGGCGAAAAAACCCTAGCGCGCAGCTCGTAGTGCGCATGGCGCTTGCGTTCAATTTGGAACCCATGCATGAGCTGCGTCTTGCGGGAATGCTGGAAAAAGAAAAGCGCGGATTCCCAACGACCAAGTCGGAATCCGCGCCGGAGACACAGAACTCTGTGGTCTAGCAACCAAAGAGCCATGCGCTACTGACTGTATCACGGTCGGCGGCAGATGGCAAGGAGCAATTCTTGACCGACGAACGAAAGCCCGAAGAGTGGACCGGCGAAAAGCCGAACTACACGCAGATTCCCAACGCGCTGCTCGACCGCGGGCAGGGCCTGAGCAACGCCGCGTTCCGCGTCGTGTGCGTCGTCCTCCGGCGAACGCGCGGGTGGCACCGTCAGGCCGACCTGATTAGCCTGTCTCAGCTGGAAGCGCAGACCGGAATGTCCCGCAAAACGGTTATCAGCGCCATCGACGAAGCCCTGCGCTTGAAGTGGATTGCGCGCCGCGAGGTGATGACGGACCGCGGCGCTTCCTACGTCTACGAGTTCCGCGTGGCGGCAGAAGACAGCGACGACGCCACTAGTGGAAATTCTGCACTAGTGGAAAAACTCCACTGGAAGGAGTGGAAAAACTCCACCGCTACCAGTGGAGAAAGTACACCGCTACCAGTGGAAAAACTCCACACACAAAAGAAAGGAAAGAAAACAAAGAAAGAGAAAGAAAGCTCTCGCGCCGCTGGCGCGACGCCTTCGACCTCTCGCCTTTCAATGGACGTTCAGGTGCAGCAGACTGCAAGCGCGCCAATACCTGCACCGACGCCGACTCCAGAACAGCCGCGCGCCGAATCCATTCCAGACGCTCCCGCTTGCGAAGAACCGGTACGCCCTGAGCGCCCGGCGAAGTCACCGCTTTACGGCGATTGCTTCGCCGCGGTCGGCAAGGCCTGCGTCATGGACGCGAAGGCTCCGATGTCGGCTAAGCGCATCAGCGTTGCCGCGAAATACCTGGCGCAGCGCGGGATTGACCCTGCGGCCGTCGCCGACTTCGCGGCGTGGTGGCACGCAAACGACTGGCGCGGCAAGCGCGGCGACAAGCCGACTCCTGAGCGCATCACCGAGCTCTGGGTGCAGTTTGAAGAATCCAGGCACTCGCCGAAGCCTGCGACGACGACGGCGAACAACGGCGGCAGCAACGGGAAGTTCCGGCGCGCCCAGGTGACGTTCACCGACGAGCAGCGCCGCGCCAACGAAGAGCGCGCCCGGCGCGAACTCGAAGAAGAGACGAACTGATGACAACTCAATACACCTTCCACGAAGTCGCCAACATCTTCCCGATGATGAGCGACGACGAGTTCTCCGCGCTCGTCGAAGACATTCGCTTGAACGGGCAGCGTCAGCCCATCTACGTGCACGACGGCCAGATCATCGACGGGCGCAACCGCTACCGCGCGTGCCAGCAGCTCGGCATTGAGCCGGATACGCGCGTGTGGGACGGCGCAGGCTCGCTGGTGTCGTTCGTGGTGTCGCTGAACTTGCAGCGTCGGCATTTGTCGTCGTCGCAGAAAGCGACGGTGGCTATGGACGTGTTGCCGATGCTGGAGGCGGAGGCGAAGGAACGGCAGCGTGCAGCGGGAGAACGTGGAAACGAAGGCGGACGCGGAAATGCAAAAACCCTTCCCCAATTAATTGGGGAAGGGTTTGAGGAGCCGCGCGAACAACACACTAACGAAGCCGTGCAACAAGCCGCGCAACTAGTCGGCACGAATCGCCAGTACGTTAGCGACGCGAAACGCTTGCGCGACGAAGCGCCTGAACTGCTCGAACGTGTGCGCAGCGGCGAGTTGACGATTCCGCAGGCGAAAGAAGTGGCAGCTAAAACACCGGCTGCTATTCGGGAATTCATCGGCAAACTGGACGAAGGCGTAACGCCAAAAGAAGCATTCAAGCAAGTGTCTTCGCACCAGCTCATCAACTCCTCCAAATCCAACGAGTACTACACGCCGCTTGAGTTCCTCGACTCCGCGCGCGAAGTCATGGGCGGCGTTGATCTTGACCCGGCCAGCTGCGCAGAGGCAAACGCCAACGTCCGCGCCGAAACCTACTACACCATCGACGAAGACGGATTCAGCAAGCCGTGGGCCGGCCGCGTGTGGATGAATCCGCCGTATGGCAAGGACGAAGGCGAGTCGGAAACCAATCAGGCGCGCTGGGTGCGACGCGCCTGCGAGGAATACGCAGCAGGCAACATCACCGAGGCGATGGTGCTCGTCAACGCAGTGCCCGGCAACAAGTGGTTTCATCCGCTCTGGGAGCACACCGTCTGCTTCGTTTATCGGCGCATCCATTTCATCAACGGCTCCGGCGCGCCGACGCACTCCAACGCGGTCGTGTATCTTGGGCAAAACGTGCAGAAATTTGCTGAGGCATTTGGCAAGCACGGCGCAGTTGTCCGGAGGATTGATGCGTAGCAATTTTGAGACGTCGCTGGAAGGCGGCAAAGTGGGCGAGAGCCTGATTGCGCTCTGGCTCATGTCGCAGGGATACAGCGTGCTTCCTGTTTACGAGAAACAGACCGGGGACTACAAAGGGCCGACGCTGTTTCAGATGGAGCGCACGCTGGTCGCTCCCGACATGCTGGTGATGGGCAGCGAGCGAACGTTCTGGGTGGAGGCGAAACACAAGAGCGCGTTTTCGTGGAATCGAACGCGCGAAAGATGGACGACGGGCATTGACCTGCACCACTACGAGCACTACATGAGCGTGCAGGAGTCGACGCCGTTCCCCGTGTGGATGTATTTTCTGCATAAGCCCGGAAACGAAGCAAAAGATACGCCCGACCAACTGAAAGGGAAAAGCCCAACGGGACTGTTTGCGCGCCCGCTGTCCTACCTGTCTCAGCACGAAGACCACCAGTGGACGAAGCCAATGCGCGGGCAGCAGCACGGCATGGTGTATTGGGACTCAAACTGCCTTTTGTGGCTTGCCGGTTACGAAGAACTCGAGCGGCTGCGTCCGCAGCAATATGCGCGCGAAACAAAAATCTTGAACATGCTGGATGAGACGCAGGAGTGCTACTGGGAGTTCCTTTTCACGCAATACCAGTGACTGCGTATATCCGTACTTTACATTTATGGAGACATCACAACAGCCGCACCATCAGCAGGCCTTAGGCGCGGCGGCAGAGAATGAAAAACGCGCCTGCGCCATCTGCGGAAATCTTTTTACGCCGAAAAACAGGTTGCACGCACTGTGCGGCCCGACGTGCTACAGCGCCAACAACAGAATCTATCAGCGCGAGTGGCACAAGCGCCGCAACGAAGCGCTTGGCGTGAAAATAATTTCAGGGCACAGTCAGGAAATATCTTCCTGCTCGGAGTGCGGCGCAAAGTTTGCAAAGTCGCGCGTCAATCATCACGCGTGCTCGAAGCGGTGCCAGCGCGCACGACATGAGCGACTGAAAAGAATTCGAATCGGCGCCGCGGGCACCAAAGATGCAAAAAAGCAGACGTGCATTGTCTGCGGCGTGAGGTTCACCAAAAAAAGCAACGGCGCAGAAGTCACGTGTGGAACCGCGTGCCGGTATAAACGGCGGCAAGAGCTTAAAGCCGAAGAAAGAAGGCGCTCAGGACGCGTGCGATTGCCGGCAAAACTAAAGACACCTGCCGAAGTCGCCAGCACCACCTGCGCGGTGTGCGGAAATCTGTACAAACAAAAATCCGTGTCGCGGCGCAGCGTCGTGTGCAGCGATAAATGCAAAAATCTTCGCCGAAACGCGCTGCACGCGGCGATTTATTACGGAATTCGCGGCGCAGAAAATCGAGACAGGTTCGTTGCCGATTACATCGCGCGCCAAGACCTGCGCGCACCAATACCTGCGCGCACCGAGCTAAAACCTGCGCCGAAGCCGAAGACGAAGCCGGTGACAGTCTGGGAAACGCCGGCGACGATCTGCTGCCGCGGATGCGGGCGCACGGTGGAGCGTAACGCAGCCGTGCTCGACTGCTGCAGTGCGGCGTGTGCTGATGCCGTCATGCAGCGCATCTTCGTTAAGGCGCTGGTCGACGAAATCAGCGTCGGCGCGCCGGTGCTCGTGCGGTCGGCGCGCGCAATGAGCATCGGTGGCCGTGAACGTTTGATTGAAGCGTCCGACGCCGGGCGCATCGTCGCGATTGACGGCGGCAGCGTGCGAGTCGAAAGCGTCGGCCGCATGCTGGACTTCTCCGCCGACGAAATCGAGCGCACCGTCGGAGCGGTGCAGCGCATCAAGCTCAGAATCGCCGGCGAGCGCGAAGAGACGTACAGACAGCGCAACAAAGCCGGCGAGTTTGTCAAAAAGGAGAGGATCGGTTGAACAAAAAAAACTGCGCGGAGTGCGGCGATTCGTTTGAGCCTCGCTCCGGAAAGCAAATGTACTGCTCGGAACGGTGCCAGGGGAAAGACAGCCGCGCGCGAAACAAGATCGCCTCGATTGCTGCAAAAGAAACAGGAGTCGAAATTGTGCGCCGAGAATCCGGCGACGCGGCTTTTGATTTCACCGCATACATCATTGAGTCCTGCATCGCAGTGCACAACACGGCCACACGCGGCGCGCCCAGCAACGAAAGCTTTGGCGCGTGCCGTCAGCACATCCTCGACATTGACGGAATGATTGTCGATCTCAAGCGCGCTATGACGGCGTCGAAGCACACCACCGAGTCTTCTCGCGCCGCGCTTCTCAGCGTACTCTCTTCGCTGCGGGAATGCGCGTTTTTTTGGAGCGCGTCCGCGCTTCCGCGGGGCGGCAAAGTCCATAAGGAGAAAAATGGTCTGGTCTGACAAAACAATTATCGAACGAATGAGCGAACGCATTACACCATTCATGCCGCAGCAGGTGCGCATCGATGAAACATTCAAAAAAGTAATCAGCTACGGCACATCATGCAATGGCTATGACGTGCGCCTGTCGCGCCAGGTGAAGGTGCAAAGTTTTTTTGGCAAGGCGACTATCGATCCAAAAAATCCAGACGACATGCAATGGGACGACGTGTTCACGTTCGATCGCAAAAACAGATTTTTTGAACTGCGGCCAGGTGAATGCGTGCTGGGTTCCACGGTAGAACACATCGACATGCCCGATGACGTGATGGCACTGTGCATCGGCAAGTCAACGTATGCGCGCTGCGGACTTCTTGTCAACGCGACGCCGATTGAAGCCGGGTGGCGTGGGCACATCACGCTCGAACTCAGCAACGTCGGCCAGCTGCCAATTCGCGTTTACACCGAAGAGGGAATTGCACAGCTCATATTCATGCCCCTCGATCAGCGTCCGCAAACAACGTACGCGGATCGCGGCGGCAAGTATCAGGACCAGCACGCGGCCCCCGTGGCTGCGCGAATCTAGGAGAACATCATGTATCAGAGCATCACTGTAATCGGACGACTCGGACGCGATCCTGAGATGCGCCACATGGCCAACGGTGACCCGGTAACATCGTTCAGCGTCGCGACAGACCGCGTCTACAACGACAAGGCCGGCGCGAAACAGAAAGAGACGACGTGGTTCCGCGTGTCGGTGTTCGGCAAGCAGGCCGAGACCTGCAATCAGTATCTGAGCAAGGGGAAGATGGTGCTCGTCGAAGGGCGCATGGGCGTTGACCCTGCTACCGGCGGGCCGAAGCTCTTCACGGGCACAGCCGGCAAAACGGGCACGAGCTTCGAGATCGTGGCGAACACCGTGCGCTTCCTTTCGGCGAGCGAGCAGGGCGACGAATCCGTTAGGCCGAGCGCGGCGCCGGGCGGCAGCAAGCCTGCCGTGCGCAGCGAGGACTTTCCGTTTTGAGCAGCCCCGTCGGCAGGCGTATCGACGTGCTTGACAAGGGCTGCGTTGAGCTGCTCGACCTGATGCCGCATCCGGGCACGGGCGTAAGCGCCGATCTCGCCGTCGTCAACGCAGCGCGCGTGTCGTTCCTGGGAGAGAGCAAGGGCGACGAGCAGGACCGCAGGCTGCTGCGCTACCTGCTGCGCAATCGGCACACGTCGCCGTTTGAGCAGGTGGTGTTCAAGTTCCGCGTGCGCGCGCCGCTTGTTGCGTGGTGGCAATGGGTGCGGCACCGCACGTGGTCGTTCAATTTCCAGAGCGGCCGCTACACTGAGTTCGACGAACAGGACTTCTACGTGCCCGATGTTTGGCGGCAGCAGTCGAAGTCAAACAAGCAGGCGAGCGACGGGCCGATTAATGAGAAGGATTCTCGCGAACTCGGCTATATGCTCAGCGTGCATGCAGCACGCGGATATCAGCTCTACCAGGAAGCGCTGAAGCTAGGCGCGGCGCGCGAGATGGCGCGGCTCTTCCTGTCCGGCTTTTCGGCCTACTACACGGCCGTGGCTAGCATCGACGCGCACAACCTGATGAGCTTTATCCGCCTGCGCGATCACGATCATGCGCAGCACGAAATCCGCGTCTATGCTCAGGCGATGCGCGCAATCATGCGCGACGTGATGCCGTGGACGATGGAGGCATTTGATGAAAGCGAAAGTCTCTGAGCGAAACATTCAGGAGGCCGTCGTCGCGCGCCTGCGCTGGCACGGATGGATGGTGCGTGAGCTGTCGCAGCCGCAGGCCGTCACGCGCGAACTGGTCGGCGTGCCGGATGTCATTGCCTGGAAGATGGGCCACACGCTGCTCATCGAGTGCAAGCGGCGCGGCGGCAAGATGCGAGAATCGCAGCGCCAGTTCGCCGAAGAAATCGGCCCGCATGAGCGGCTCACGCTCGCCAGCACGCAGGCGAGCGACGTAGACGAATTCGCCGACTTCTTGCAGAAGCACGAAGCCGGCGCGGACATTGTCACGATTCGGGAGATGCGTCCGTGACGTCGATGGCGCGCGCAAGGCGCAGCGTCATTTCGCGCCCGTCCGCCAGCGCGACGTGCACGAGCGGCCCGTGCGTGACGCTGGTTACGCTGCCCTTCATGCGCTCGCCGTCGACGTCGATCACGACGTCCATCCCGGCCAGGCTCAGCAGCGCGTCGCGCGCTCGCGCACGGGCTCGATTGGTTTGCTCGTGCGCAGACGCTTCTGCCGCGCGCGCGTCTTCAGCGTCCGCAGCTTCGCGCGCGGCCCTGCGCACGGCGACCGGCCGCAGCGTGCGTTCGATGTGCTCGCGCGCCGTCGCGGCGATCTGGCCTGCGGCTTCTTTCGCCCACGCGGCGACGCCGGGCGCGGCGCCGGAATCGCGGATCACGTCGGCGCAGCGGTGCGCTTCGGCGATGATGCGCTCCGCTTCGTTGATGTCGCGATGCGCCTGCACGCGCGAGCGCCTGCGGTGGACGCGGAGCCAGATCTGCGCGGACTCTTCAGGGGTTGGTGTGTCTTGGTTCATAGTGCAAAAAAACGCCGGGCGCGCTAAACGCCCGGCGTCGTGTGTGTGTGAATCAGCGGCTGGCAACGATGGCGCGATACGCCCGCTCGCAGGCGTAGGCTGCAGCGGTGGCGCAAATCATGCGCCATTCGGCGTAATCCCAGCCGTCGTCACTGCCCTTGCAGTCCGGGTCGGCGTCGCCCCAGTCCGACTCGAGCTCTGCGTCCCACACCTCTCCGTTGAGCGCGAGCGCCTCGTCGTCGCAGGCTTCGGCGAGCGCTGCCGCGTGCTGGTCGACGTAGATGTAGCCCTGCGTCGTGGCGTAGCGCCGCAGGCTCTGCGCCGTGTCGCCGTAGGAGCTCAGGTGCCGTTCTTCGACGCCCAGCAGCGCGCGCCACGCGTCGCGCCACTGGAATGCGCTCAAGACCTTGCCGTCGTGGTCGACGATGTCGTAACGTCGGTCGAGCAGGTAGCAGACGCTGATGGCATCGTCGGGCCGCTTGATCCCGGCGAGCTCTGCGATGCGCTCGACGATCTGCGCAGGCGTCTGCGTGCGGGTGTCGATGGTGACTGTGCGGTCGTTGGTGTTCATGATTTTTGTGTCTCCTGCTGAGTGCCCGTCCGCGCTTGGCCGCTGGTCGGGTGTGTCTGATGCGATGACTATACGCCGATTGACGCCGCATATAAATTAGATTTCACTTAGAAATTGATTATCTAAGTAACATATGGAAAACACCGAATCCGATCCGCGGCACACCGCGCACCTGGCCGACGACAGGCGCTCTATATGACGCGCTACGCCCGGTCGCCCATCGTCGTGGTGCCCGTCGGAGACCTGCACGTCGGCTCATCCGTCGCGCTGTGCCCGGCGCACGGCGTGCGCCTCGAAGACGGCGGGCGATACACGCCGAACGAGGCGCAGCGCTGGCTATGGGAGCGCTGGCTCGAGATGACGGCGCGCGTGCGTGCGCTGCGCAGGCGCGGCTATCACGTCGTCGTGGTGAGCCTGGGCGAATTCGTCGACGGCCGACACCACGAGTCGTCGCAGCTGCTGAGCCAGGCACCCGAAATCCAGGCGACGGCCGCGCTTGACGTCATGCAGCCGCTCGCGGCGCTTGCGCATGAGCTGTACGTCCTGCGTGGCACGGAAGCTCACAGCGGAAAGGGCTCAGCATCGGATTACGCCATCGGCCGGGAGCTCGGCGCACGGCGCGATCCGTCGACGGGCATGCACGCGTTCTACCGACTGCTGCTCACCGTGGCCGGCGTTCATTTCGATGTGGCGCACCACGTCGGAGGCGGGGGCGACGACCCGCGGCTCTACGGCGGAGCGATTCGGCGAGAAACGGCGGCAATGCTGATGGAGCGCCCGGACACGCACGTCGTCCTGCGCGGACACGTGCACCGCGTCGCCGACACCGGCGAAGCGTACGGCCTGCAGCGCTGGGGTGCCGTGATCCCGGCATGGCAGCTGAAGACTGCGTTCACGCATCGCGTCACGAGGCGAGAAGCGTTCACGGTGGGGACATGGTTAATCGAAATCCAAAAAGACGGCGAATGGGAAAAAGAACGGTTGATGTGGACGGTGCCGGAAGCGCCGCGAATCATGGCGGCGGTTTTGACGTCGCGCGGCTCCTTGAAATCGCAAATCGATATTCCGTCCGCAAAGCCGAAGCGGGCGAGTTCACGGCGCACGCGTTCAGCCGACTAAAAGGCGTGTCGCACCAAACGGCAACGCGGATTCTTGCTGAAATGCTCGCTGAAAATCTGGTGACATGTCGGAGCGTGCGCGATGTGACGTACTGGCGCATGGTGGACGCGGAATGACGACACCGGATCCGCTTCCGAACGAAGCGCAGCTCATCGCCGCGCTGCGTGCGCAGTGGGAGCGCGCACAGGCTTCGGCCGCACATCGCGCAGGCGCCCTGGTTGAGCTGCGCATCGTCATGACGGCAAACGGCACAAAGGTTGAGATTTCCGTTCACGCGTCAGAGAACTTGCCGCGTGCAAAGCCTTATAGTTTGCGCTCATAACGGCGGCAGTTTGTAGTGCTATACTGTCAAAGCTGGCCTGCAGTCCTTAACGCGAACGCCAAAATTTTGAAAGTGCAGGCCTGTGGGCCGGCGTGAGAATCAACTAAATACCAACCGCTTGTGCGGCATCTCAATTCCGAGGTGCCGCTTTTTTGTTTTCCCCGGAGGTTCCATGGATATCGTCTCCCTTCTCACGTGGCTCGCAGGCGCGGGGCTCAGCGCTGTCTCGTCGTTTGTGCTCGACCGCATCGACGGCTTCGCTTCGCTTTCGCCCAACGGCAAGCAGACGATCGCCATGGTGGTCGCCGTGCTGATTGCCGTCGCCGCGATGGCTGCGCGTGACTGGCTCTCGGTGAATCCTGCGGCGCTGGCTGAGATGACGCCGTACGCGCAGATCGCCATCACGGCCGTATCAATTTTGGTACAGCAGTTCACGCACGCCGCGCGCCGATCGGGAGTAACCAATGGCTGAAGCCTCCATCATTCAGATTTTGACGAATGGCGGCATTCCTGCGATGTTCGCCACGCTGCTCATGTACACGCTCATCACAAGCAACAAACGCGAAGAGCGGCTCATGGCACGCGAAGAAAAAGTGCTGGCGAAGCTGGACGACCTGTCGCAAACAATCATGCGCATTTCCAGCCAGCTCGACTCTCTCGTGCGCGAAATCGATCGTCTACGGAAGGACGAATGATGCATCGAATCGTGAACGGCGACATCATGCGCTTAGCAGCGCACTATCACGGGCCGAAATTTCACGCCGTGCTCTGCGATCCTCCGTATGAGCTGGGGTTCATGAACAAGTCGTGGGATTCGCGCGGTGTATCTTTTCGCGCTGAGACGTGGGCCGCAATTCGCTCTCTGCTTTTGCCCGGCGCGCATCTACTGGCGTTCGGCGGCACTCGCACGTTTCATCGGATTGCAGTTGCCATTGAAGATTCAGGCTTTGAGATTCGCGATACGCTCGGTTGGCTCTACGGTTCAGGATTTCCAAAAGGTCATAATCTGCACGATGCATGGCAGGGCTACGGCACAGCGCTGAAGCCTGCGTGGGAGCCTGTCATCGTCGCGAGGAACCCGCTCGTCGGCACTGTGGCGCAGAATGCGTTGGAGCACGGCGCGGGCGCGATCAACGTCGATGGAGGAAGAGTCGGCGAAGAAGGCGGGTGCAGGCTAATCAAGAAAGAACTTTCTAGCACTTCTAACAATATTTACGGCAAAGGCCTAAACATTGCAACGTCATCACCGCGTCATGAAGGCCTTGGTCGCTGGCCAGCGAACATCATCCACGACGGCAGCGATGAGACGGCGGAAGTCCTCGGAGACGCCGCGCGATTTTTCTACTGCGCGAAGGCTGGGAGACGCGAGAAAGAAGAGGGGCTGGATGGATTTGAATTTTGCGTCGCTAGTGTCGGTAACGTTGACGAGGCGAGCGGTCGTGACTCAACGAATCCCGGTAATCAATACGGAGAAGGCTCCCGGAAGCGCGCTGAGGCTGGGCTGCCTCCGACAATCCCAAGGGCCAATTATCACCCGACCGTAAAGCCTCTCACGCTCACGCAATATCTCGCAGCGCTCATCCTGCCTCCTCAGCACGTCGAATCGAGGATCCTCGTTCCATTCGCTGGCAGCGGATCGGAGTGCATCGGAGCCGCGCTCGCAGGATGGCACACCGTCGTCGGTGTAGAACGCGAAGCTGACTACGCGCGAATCGCACGCGCGCGGCTGGAGCATTGGACGCGAGAGCGCGCTACGCAGGAGGCATTTGTATGAACGTGCCCTATGTCAATCAGCTCGACAACGCACCGCGCGGTAATGACTGCGGGCCTGCATGCATCGCGATGTTGTGCGGATCATCCAAGCCTGCGCTCGCCAACGGCGCGACTGTGACCGAGCTGTCGATGCGCTTCGATCCTCCTCAGGATGGCACTACGCAGCGCGATTTGCTTGCGATGGGGCAGTCCGTCGGCGTCCAGCTGCGCACGACGACCACCGCTGAATACCCGTATATCGCCCTGGTGGATTACCGGCTGCTCCCCGTGCGCCTGCAGTCGCGCGGCGACTTCGCGCACTGGATTGTGCGCCTGTCGGACACGGCGTATCACGACCCGCTGTTCCGCGGCAACGGCGGCGCAAATCTGAACGCGACGAAAGCTGCGCTCGATCAAGCCGAAAACGGCGCGCGGCGCTGGTCGTCCATTGTTCCCAACCGAGTCACTCTCAAGGAGCCTATGACCACACAAACCTCCGGCAAGGCGCGCATCAAGGGCACGCCGTGGAACGTCCGCACCGCGCCGAGCGTTTCGGCTTCGACTGCGACGGGATACCTGCTTCCCGCAGGTGCGGAGTTTGAAGTTCTTTCGACGGCAGCGGGCGCAGACAAGCAGTCGTGGGGCCGCATCAGCGTCACGGCGGGCAACGTCCGCGTCGGCGACGGCTACGTCCGCTCCGACGGCTGGCAATGGATGACGACGACGACGCCCGTCGTCCCGCAGCCTGTTATCCCGCCAGTGATTCCAGCTGACTGGAAGCACGCAAAATATCTGCTCGGTGTGAACTGCCTGAACGACGGCAACGCTGGCATGGACGCACTCGCGCGCGGCTGTCGCAGCGTGTTGTTCATGGATAACCTGATGGGCGCAGTTGCAGCAGCGCGTCAGTATCCGGACGCTCGTATCATGGCGCGCTTCTGGTTCCAAAATGCTCCTGACCCTAAATTCCTAGCCGATCACGCTGGCGCTGGGCTGATGGACATTCCAGGCAACATGTGGACGACCTGTGCGAATGAAGGTGACTGGATTGGATATGGCTCGCCTGACGAGATGAGGCGGCGGTTCGAGTACGAGAAGGCGTTCGCGCAGAACGTGTGGGCGAAGAACCCGTCGCGCAAAATCGTCATTGGAGAGTTCAGCCACGGCACGCCG